TCTACGGCTGGATTCGTCATGGACGGCGTTGCTACCGAGTTTGTTCGTGGTGGTAAGGCAGTTATGGACGGAACGGCTGAGAATGACAACCTTTTGTTCCTAATCTACGAAATAGACGAAGGAGACGACTGGGAAGACCCTAATAACTGGAAAAAGGCCAATGCTGGTCTGGGAGAGTCCATTTCTATGGAATATCTCACTAAACAGTTCAATAATGCCAAACTTTACGGTGGAAGGAACATAACTGAGTTCCAAGTCAAGCATTGTAACGTATTTGTTGGTGCGCAGGATATTTGGGTAGAAGATGACATCTGGATGGATGAATCTAACCTACAGTTACCCTCGACAGGTAACACGCTCGACGAGAAGACTAATAAGCCTATAGCTTACCTAGGACTCGACTTGGCTGCTACTGACGACATCACGGCACTTAGTATTGCAACTGGAGACCCTCACGAGGGAATCGGTATCGAGACTCACTACTTCCTGCCTGAACGCGCTGTGAAGCGCCGTCAAGAGAAGGATGCCAACCACATATACGCGCGCATACATGAATTCCCTAATGTACACGTAACCTCAGGCAATGTAACGGACTACAACGTAATCCGTCGCCTTATCTCTGGAAGCTACGTTATGGATGGACGTGTGCGCTATGACGAAGACAACTTGATGGCGAAGTACCACATTAAAGGTATAGCGTACGATAGATGGAATAGTCTTAACCTCATCCGAGACCTAGAAGGCGACGGCGTGCTCTGCGACCCATTCGGTCAAGGATATGCATCTATGTCATTCCCTTCCAAGGCGTGGGAGAAGCTAGCCCTTGAGGGTAAGCTCTGGCACGGTGGTGATGAGGTGCTAAGATGGATGATGAGCAACGTTATGATTAAGCCAGACCCTTCTGGCAACATCAAGGTTGACAAGTCTAAATCTGGCGACAAAATCGACGGAGTTGTAAGTGGAATCATGGCTGTTGGTGAGATGCTCACCTTCGAGGAGGATGATACACCAGACTTCGAATTTTTCATGCAAGTACTGGGAGGGTAAAAGTTGCCCTACCCCATGCTTTTTAGTATATATAAGTATGTCACAAACGAATCAAAACATATTCCAGCGTCTCTTTAGTCGTAGCGAAAAACGTTCAGCAATCCCAGCCCCTACATTCAGTACGGCGGCTAACGGGTGGCTTGGCGCGATACGCTCAGAGACTAACGTTACAGTTGGTTCAGATAGCCTCCAACTCGCTGCAGTCTACGCCTGCGTCAGCAAAATTGCCGACACAATCGCGTCGATGGACATCGTCGTTGAGAGCAAAGAAAAAGATGGTTCTCGCGAACCACTTTTTCAGCACCCCGCTTCGCGCCTCTTAGCTGTTGAACCTAACCCCCACATGGGCGCGTATGAGTTCTGGCAGATGATTGTAAGCGATGCGCTGTTGTACGGAGTAGGCCACGCGTTGGTCATGCCTGACAGCAAGGAGATGTATTGGATTCCCGCAACGGAAGTCGAGCATCACATAGACAAGAAGACGGGTCATAAGTTTTTCAAGTACAATGGGTCACCGACTCCAGTGCCTGCTGAACGAATGCTTGAGATTAAGGCGTTTCGCGGTGAGAACCCAACGAAAATCCAGCTCCAGAATCTAAAGACTGCAAAGTCTGTACAGAACTTCGGGGCGACGTTCTTTGAGAACGGCGGGATGCTCGGAGGTATACTTACTACCAAAGAACCTTTGTCACTCGAACAGATGCAGCAAGCGTCAGAGAGATGGTCACAGGAGTACATGGGTAGCGGCAACGCTCACAAGGTAGCAATTCTAGGAGGCGGCTTTAACTACCAAGCTTTATCTGTCCCTCTAGACCAATTACAGTTCCTAGAAAGCAAGCAGTATTCCACACAGGAGATTGCACGCTTTTACCAAGTGCCTCCAGCAATGATTGGCATGGAAGGGAACACAGCCTATTCTAACTATGAACAACAAGTGTTGCAGTTTTTCCAAGGAACAATCCTGCCGTGGGTCAAGCGTATCGAGCTTGAAGTCGAAAGGAAGCTCTTACGAAACGATGAGTACTTATGCGCAAGGTTCGATGTCGATTCCCTCTTACGAGCGGACTCTGCCAGCCGAGCAGCTTTCTACCATCAAGCCTTGTCTGACGGAGTGCTGTCAATCAACGAGGTGCGAGCCAAAGAGGGCCTCGGGCCTGTTGACGGAGGTGCTGAACATCATGTTCAACTCAATCAAATCCCGCTCTCGAAGATGGGGGCGTATGCTGAGAACGTTGTATCTCCTCCTCCAGCTCCAGCGGGCAACGGGGGTGCCGATAATGAAGAGACTGAGGGAGTTGATAACCAAACAAAAGTAAACAATGAAGAATCTAAAGCTGAAGAAAGCTAAGGACATTCAGGAGTTTGCATCTAACTTTGACCATGCAACAGCAGGTAGTCAGCGGATTCCCGCAGGCTACTTCGCTGACGTTTGGGAGAAGGGTGGTGTAGTTCGTATCGGTAAGTTCACTTACGATATCGAGATTGATGCTCCTGCGCCTAAAGCTAAGAAAACAAAATCATAAACCCAAACATATGAATAACCAAGAGAAAAGGTTCTTGGATTCGAACTTTGAGGTGCGCAACGAAAATGACAACACTGTCATCGAGGGGTACGCTGCAAGGTTTGATGACGAGACGGTGATTGGCGGCCAGTTCGCTGAGCGCGTAGCTCGTGGTGCATTCGAAGGTGCTGATATGAGCAACACTGTTGCTTTGTTTAACCATGACTGGAACATGCCTCTTGCCCGTGTGGGTAAGGGACTTGAGCTCTCAGTCGATGAGGTTGGACTTCGGTACCGTTTTGAGCTCGGTGAGCAGTCCTACGCCAAGGACCTCGCAGAGAACATTCGAATGGGCAACGTGTCTACCAGTTCCTTCGGGTTCACAGTATCTGATGACGAATGGGAACGTCGTGACGGTATGAACTTGAGGACTATTAATTCTGTTGGCACGTTATTCGACGTTTCTCCAACTACACAAGGAGCGTATCCAACCACAGAGGTTGCTATCCGCTCTATGGAAGCTGCTCTCGAAGAGATGCCAGTTGTAGCTGAGGAAGTTGTTGAAGAGCCTGTTGCAGAGGTCGTTGAGGAGGTCGTTGCTGAAGAGGTTACCGAAGAGGTAGTCGAAGAGGAACGAGCTTACGAAGAAGCTCCTAAGGAGGACGAAGAGGACGAAGAGTCTGAAGAGTCTGACGAAGAAGAGAAGGCTGAAGAGCGCACCGAAGAGGTTGTCGCTGATGAGGTCACAGAAGACGCTCCCGCTGTTGAAGAGGAGGAAGTAAATGAACCTATTTTAAACTCTGAGCCCGAGGCTCGAAATAATAATCCAATTATGGAAAACACAACTAACACTCCTGCTGTAGTGCAGGGATTGGGCGATTCTGAAGCCCGCGCTGCGAAGAACTTCTCTTTCGGAAAGTTCGTAAAGGAAGCTGCAAACGGAAAATTGACTGGCCTTGAGGCTGAGATGACACAAGAGGGAAGCACTGAGATGCGTAACTCTGGTTTGAACGTATCTGGTGGATTCAACATCCCATCTTTGGTATTGCGTTCTATGGGTACCGCTGATGGTGCTTCTGGTGCAACTGCTTTCGGTGGTGGTATCGAGAAGTTGGACAACGGAATCATCGAGAACTACGCTCCTAATGATATCGCTGCTCAAATGGGCGTACGTAACTTGTCTGGATTGAGCGGAGACGTTGCAATGCAGGTTCAAGCTAACTTGACTGCTGCTGGAGGCGCTGTTGCTGAAGGTGCTGTCCGCGCTGAGGCTCTGCCTACTTTCGCTGAGCGAGTATTGACTCCAACACGAAACGCTGCACACGTAGGTGTGACTCAGCAGATGTTGGCTCAGTCTGGAGACGACATGGCTTCTTTCATCCAGATGGACATCCGTCGCGCTTTAGATAAGGTATTCAACGCTCAGATTATCGCCGAGATTGCTCTTTCTGACTCTACCTCTGCTTACAACGCTACTACCAACAACCCATTGGACGTTGAGGCTGCTTTGCTTGCTGCTGACGTAGATTTGGACAACG